TAGTCGCACCAGAAGACATTGTTCACGAACCACGGCAGCGAGGCTGACAGGCCATCTGCGAGGTCTCCCAGTCGCGACACGCCTTTTCTCAAGATATATGGCCTACCCATTTCCCTATTCTCCTTTTGCCTCCGGCCCCGGCAGGATTACCAGGGCCATCCAGCGTTGTGTGTACCTGCCTACAGGCTCAGGTTGAAAGTTATGGCCGACGCGTCCGTATCCCGATAGGCCAGTCCCCACCGGGCCATTGCTACGATCTGGTTGACGTCCGACTCCGGATACCGGCTGGTCTCCAAGGTCATCTGCCGCTTCCAGGCAATGGCCCACTGATCCCAACGTACCCCCAGGATTGAGCCAGTGGTGTTGTTCGCCAACGTGGTGCTGTCCACATACCCAGTTGTCGTTGCCTTGAGTGCGGTCGAGACCCCAGCCTCATCGTAGTGCATCATCCAAGAAGGTTTTACCTCATAGCCCCAAATGCGGGCCAATTGGCCTTCCTCGAGGGTCGCGTTTGGCCAGACATCTTGCGTCTTGACCGTAGCCAGCTTCAGCGACTTCCAGTATACATTGGCGTCAGGAATGAAAGTGACCTTTCTCTGATCCCTAGCGTTCTTGCCCGCCGTGCCCATCAAGATGGCCGTATCCAGATAGTCGTCGTCAGTCAGAGCGCCGCCGCTCCTGCTATTGGCCGTATTCGTCACCAGGGCCAGCTTGCGAAAGCCGTCTACCAACTGAAAGACCTCGGTTCCCGCCGGGGTTCCTGTTACGTCATTGATGTTGTGAAGCGTGGTGGTCGTAGTATCACCGTTGATGATCGCGTGTTCGAACATCTCCGCGCCACTCTCCACGATTTGCTTCCGCGCCTGAGGCACGAAGGCGATCAGGGAGTCCTCGGTCATCTCGCCGCTGAACAGAGTCCGACATCCCATCTTGGCAACGGAGATCGTGCGCTGAGGCGCAGCGAACTTGCTAGAGGGGATAGTCACCGCAGGCCGATAGTATGCGCCCGCGCTTTCGGCGGTTTCCGTGGCTGTCGCCTGTGCGACTTTGTACCAGGTCGGATCGGCCCCCTCGTAGGGAATGACCCCGCTCTCGAATCCCTGCGGAATCTGTACCACCCGCCCGTCACGCATCAACCGATCAAGAACGAATGTCTCTATCCTGATCTTCTCCCATAGGTCTTGCGAATAGGCTACGCCCACCCACTCGTTCCCATAGGTGCTCAGGGTCGAGTACATGATCTCGTCGGCCTTCACCGGAATTGCCTTTAGAGCATAGTTAGCCAGATTCGCCGCCTCGCCCTTCTCAGCTTCCGATGTCACCTTCAACGCGAAAGCCTTCACCATTGCATCCGTCGGTGGCAAGTTGCCTGGTCTCGCGAACTGCCCTGACATGAGCATCCCGATCAAAAGCGCGTGCTCGCCCACGTCGAGGTTATCATAGCGTCGCGTGTCGCCATATTTGGCGATGTAGATGCCCTTGCCACGTAGCCGATTGCCCTCAACACGGGCCGTCTCTTCCCACTCCGCTCGCGCGGCCTTCACCGCCTCATCAGCGATGGCCTTATCCTGAGCCGCTTTATCCGCCGTGGCTTTGACTTCGGCATCGCGCCGTTCCTGGTCCGCCTTGAGAGCCGCAGCTACGGCCTCAGTCACGGCCCCACTTACAACTGCTTTTACCTGTTGCTCGTCCATTTCGTTTTCTCCCGTATCATCCTGTTTCGCCTTGATTTCCCCTTGCCCCGCAGTCGCCGCAGACGCTACCTTTACGGTCTCTTGCGCTGCCTCTTGCGCTGCCTTTTGGGCTATGTCATCGGGCAAAGGCAATCCTGCCCGTTGATACATCGCTTTCATCGCCGGTACTGCTATCGCGTAAGTATTCACTGGCTGTCTAGTCTCGTTCATATCCAGCAAACTCAACTCCACTACCGGCCACTCCCGTATGTGCCCGTCATCATCAACTCTCGATAAGTGCAGTGACCCCGTGCTGGCCCGCGCTACTCCTTGCTGCGCCGCCCCCCATATCCGTTTGGCCCATTCGGAGGTCTTATCCAACTGAACTTTCCACCAAATACCAGCATCATCCACCCATCGTTTGATCGTCTTGCCTAGATATTCTGGCGTTCCCTTGGGTTTCCCCGTCTCATCCCAGCCATGATAGTATGCCACTGGGGGAAGCTCTGGGAAGCCTTTGTCGAGGTTCCAGTTAGTATCTGGCGCAAAGAACTCGCCTTGGCTATCCTTGCCCTCATGTGGCCCACCATAGGGACAACCCAATACATCCAATTCCCAGTCGCCCACGGCTTTGACTGTGGCCTTGCCCCCTGGATGCTGCGTCTTGCCAGCCGCTCTTATGCAGGCGAATATGGCGTTTTGCTCCGCGTCCTCGCCGCCTTCGCGCAATACGGCATTGGCAGCCTCGGTACATTTGCGCTGCTCTTCCCCTGTCCAATTCTTCGATACCTTTGGCACGTTGTCAGGATAACTGTATGGCATGTATCACCTCCCGAATATCACAAGCACTCTTATCAGAATTGTCAAGCCCTCGATCCAGTCAGCCTTGGTCATGATCTCAGTATCTTCCTGATCGCTTCCTGAATCCGTCTTATCGCCTTCGGGGCCTGCCTCTTGGCCACGTCCTGGATCGTCGTCCAGCCTCGATCCTTGTGGAATGGGGCTTGCTCACGTTCATCCTGCACGAACGGCCCATAGCTAACCTTGTTGCCCACCACGCCCCTCATGCCACCCCGCTCTACGCGGGTCGTCCAGCTACGCCCCAGTTCTTCCGACGTGGGACTCCCACCTATGCTGCCGTCCTTCCGCGCCCACCTGGACCCGTAACCCCTCTCATACCACCTATTGACGCCCCCACTTGTGAAAGAACGCGGCTGATTGGCCTCTGTCGCCGGCGGATAGACTGCCACGTCGTCCTTGATGTCTGCTAGGCATACTGCCATCACAGCACTCATGTATCGGTGCGGGTCAAGCGCTTCCAGTTTGCCTTGCAGCTTCTCCAAACCCTCAATGCGAATGATAACGTCAGGCATTATCCCACCGATCGATGTGTAACCCAGCACCGACAACGAGGATGAGCTGGTGGTAACTCAATGGTCACTTGCCCATCTTTCGGCGCACAGATGGAGCAAACGAGCTCGTCTCTATTCGTGTGCCAGATGGGCTCCATCACGAATCCATATTCCTGTGCCTGGGCCACTGCTACCTTCTCTCCTTCAGCAAAAGCCCTAGTCGTCTCGGTCACTGCTATCATCTGGGCTCGCATCTCGCCAAAGTGCGGCTCCAAGTCCCCCATCAAGTCGCCTATGGTTCTGCCAGGCTCCCGAATGAACAGTGCCACTTTCTCCTGCAGCACCCGTCGCGTGGTGTCTGTAAGCCCCGTCACCAGGCTGTAACTGTATTGAGAAGCCCATCGCGCCGCGTCCTCCGCAACGAGGCTCCAGTCAACACCGATCCCTGGCTCCAAGGCCATCCGTTCAGCGGCCGCCAAAGCCGCCTTCTCCAATACTGGCCGCACTGTTGCCGCCATACTCGCAGTCGTTCCCTCCCAGAAACTAGACGGTATCTTCGTCAGGTCGGGTGGGTCACCTAGCAGCTCCAGAATCTCATCAAGCTCGCTACCGAACTCTTGCTCCAGCAACCGCATCAGTTCAGCCTCAGTCTGATCCTTACCTCGTGCGTTCGGGTCGCGCACACCATCCGTTCCGATCCGCCGTGCCTTGACTAGAAAGGGCCGGCGAAGGCCGCCACCACCTCCTCCCGGCTCGTGGCCGCCTTCAGCCTGTTGCGGATAATAGCCGTCAAATCTTCTGGCAGGTAATCGGGGCGAAACTTGGCCGCGTCAGGCCCCATCCGCTTTGTTGCGTACCTGCGCCATTTGTTCAACTCGCCCATGCGGGCCTTGACCTCTTTCTCTTCCTCGTCTTGCTCCTGTTCAGGTTGTGAGCTTTCTGGAACCGCGCCAAACCCCATTTGGCCCTTGCCAACCTCAGCGGCAAGCATAGTTCCCTTGTCGCCACCGAGGGGCTTGTCCTCATAATACTTCTCGCGCAACTCGTCGACGGTATGGACTCTGGCATAAGCGTCTTCTTCGCTAAGTTGCATGGCCCGGTCTACGATCCGAGGATCGTCAAACTCGCACACGAGGTTATCGCCGTAAACGGGCAATAGCTGTGCGCCAATCTTCTCAGCGATGGAGACCAGGTTCGGCCACACCACCATGTCCGTGACCGTCTTGCGCCCCGTTAGTGAATTGGCCTCCGTAGCATTGATGGCCAACATGGAAGCCAAGCCGGGCGCGATGACCCCGAATATCTCCTCCTGGTTGAACTTCCTGCCCTCCAGGAACTCCATGTCCTTCTGACTGATGGTCGTCTGTATCCAGTGAATGCCACCGGCTCCTACGCCGCGCATCATGCGCAAACTGCGCCGCGTGCCCCCGTGCGCCTCCTTGAATTCCTCCTTGATGCGCTCCCAGGCCGGGTCCGCTATATGCTGCTCGAAAGCCAACACGCCAGGAAATTTCGCGTGATCTTCGGCGAAGAAGTTGGTATTCCACTTGGCCATCTTCTGATCGCCCTCGGCGGTGATGGCAATAGCCTCGATGTCGCTCAGACCAACGAACTCATTCCGTGGATGGAAGTTCTTGAAGGAGATGATTTGCCAAGGTGGTAGCGTCTGGAATTGCCCGTCGCCAGGATCATATATGTAGCCCTTGATGTACATTTGCTCGTCAGGAACGGGCTTCAGTCTGTTCGTGGGGACTAGCCATATCTCATCGGGTTCCGCGTCTGAATCCGATCGGTTGAGCCACCAATAGGCCGTCCCACATAGCTTCCGATAGGCGATAGTCCCATACAACAACTCAAAACGGGACATGTTCGGGTTGGGGTTCTGCAAGAGCGATTCCAGAGGATGATTATCCTGTTCTATCCGCTTTTCCCCCTCCAAAGCATAGACGTTGAGCTTTTGCAGGCCACACATATTGCCCACGACTTGCAAGGCAGTGTTTATCCAAGAGATCGCCTCGTATGCCTTGGCCTGATTGGTGGCCAAGGTATAGTCTGGCATCGCCCATTTCTGCGCCCCTGCCGTGGCAAGAAGCCAGTCAGGATAAGTCATTTGTGGTTGTGCCCGCGTCCTTCGTGCTCTGAGTCGGTCAATCAGTAACATCGTTTCCTCACTCGGTAATACTGAGAGCGTTTGAGAACCCTATTACAATCGCAGTCAGTATCGCTAGAAGCGCACGCACAAGAAGCCCGAAACACCAGGCCAGCCCGTAGAACGGAGCCACGGCGATGCTTGCCGCTATCTTGGCTAGACGTTGCTTGGTCATCCTACCATATCCCAAAGTCCTCTGCGCTGATGCGATGCCCAATGGCACGCAAGGCCAGAGCACGAGCGATAACCGTGTCGTCGTGGACGCCTTCGGGGGCACTGAATGTAGCGCGGCCCGTAGTTGGGGAGATTTTCTGCTCATAGGCTTCAAGCTCCGCCGTCCACACCGGGTCAGCCTGCCACTGAATCTCGGCCCGCTCAAAGGCTAACTGCAACGACCGAATGATCTGCCCCTTCGTCTTGCTCGTGGTGGTGAATGCCACGACTGGCAAACCCTCCTCCTGTAGGGCCTGGACGTTGGGGGCGCCTATGCTGTTGTCCTCGGCCAGGATCATGCTCGGCTTCCACCGCTCATACAATGCCTTGAGTCGATCCCTCTGGACACTATACACGATTTGATTGAAGCGGTCACGAGCTACCTCTTGATAGCAATCCGCACATATGACAGAGATTGCAGTATGGTCTACTTTTTGAGCCCAATCTACTCCCATGACGATATTATGCCTATCATGTCCATCAAATGCAAGCGGCGCATTCATGCAGGCCGCGATGTTGCGGAAGACGGCGCCCTCGGCCTCAAGGAACTCGGCGAGTATCTCCTGCTTGTAGTCTGCCTCCGACATGTCCTGGGTGATTTCGGCCAAAGCCACCTTGCTCAAATGTGGATTGTCCAAGCTAGTAAAGTGCCATTGTTTCCAACGTCCACCATCCTGTACCGCCCTAGCATGGAGCTGAAAGAAGTGGTTCTTGCGCCTCGGCGTCGAGATGAACCAAGCATCCCCGTCGTTATCGAGAAGCATCGGCGCGCCCACCTGCGTCCATGTGCTAGAGTCCATCAAGGCATATTCATCTAGCACCAGAAAGTCGGCATAATCACCCCTGAGTGTATCGGCGTCCCATGCAGTCTTGGCTCGTATGCGCCCACCGCCAGGGAAATCCAGCACCCGCCTCTGCTCATTCTTATAGACGTAACCGCTCTGCGTCAATGGGACCAACCACTCCTTGCACTTCTCCCAGAACGCATCGGTCTGTTCTTGCGTGGGAGCCGCTAGCAGTACCCGCCTGCCCTCAAGAGCCTTCTCACATGACACCATTGCCGCGAGTGTCGTCTTGCCTGCCCTACGCCCCGCACAGATAACTTGGCGCTTGGCAGTGGAATGCTTTATAGCCCACTGCTTTGAGTGGGGTCGAGGTAAGCACAGCTCTAGATTAGGCACAATTCTCCTGCTTCATAGCGAGACGTTCCTTACACCTACGTGCTCTTTGAGCTATGGTCATCTTTGCACGAGTCTCATCGCTAAAATGTCTACCTATCTGCGCCGCTCTCATTTTCTGGCGAGTTTCGACACTAGGAGATTTGCCTTTGTGGGCTTCGCTGTTTTTTCTGCGTGCCTCCTCATTGTGGTGTTTACCATAGAAAGGGTGCCGTTCCCCACTCAGAGCTTTGCTTATCTTCTTGCACGTCTCTTCACTGAGATAGTTACCCTTACGCGCCTCACTCATCTTCTTACGCGCTTCCTGAGTGTGATATTTACCATACATAGGATTACTTTCGCCATTCATTCCATACATGGGATTACGTTTGCCCATGCGTGCCACACTCATCTCTGTGCGCATCTCCGCGCTGTGATGCCTTCCTGTCTGTGCTATGCTCATCTTCGCACGGGTCTCTGGCAAACAGGGACGTCCCAGGGTACTCCCCGCAACTGGCGCGATGTTATATTGGGGAGCAAGTCTCTTGATATAATGTTGCTCGCGCTCAATAAGCTGGGAAGAATCCTCAACAATTTCCAGAACAGAAAACACAAATGCTGACTCTCCATATTTCTTGAATGCCCTCTGAAGGTGTCGGTTCTTGTGCTGTTCAAGGCGCAGGTCGCATATATGTCGCCGCCATCGCCTATTGAGACATATAGCACTACCGATATAGCACTTATCATTTATTCGATTTCGGATCTCATAGATAGCACTAACGGTTTCTATGATGACATATCTTCCTATTCTTGAGCGTCAGGTCTATCGTTGCCATACGTCACATTCACATTCAGTTCGCCACCGTGCTCCACGGGCTGTTTTGCCCTACCCAATACCCTGTCAAGGATCGAGTCCGCCGCAGCTTGTGCTATATGCTCTTTGCGGCTTTTGAGACCCTTGGCTTTGAGCTCTGCAGCCTCTGTTAGACTATCTTCGAGAATCTGCAACGCGCGGGCCACAGCGTCGCGCTTGTACCCTTGGGCTATCTCAAGTAACTGTTGCCTACGCTCTTCGGGCCAAGTATAGAAGGTGCTAGTAGGAAGTCCGCAACGACGCCGCGCTTCAGTATCATTGGAAACTTCCGCGCGAGCCTTGACATAGCCCAGCTCCATATCTGACAATCCTGCCAAGGCCTCCATTTCCTTCCAAAACCCTCCACTCACTCCCGTACTGGCCTCACCGTCACCCTGAGTTCCTTGTCTCGCCAGAGTATCAGCTTGAGCACATCGGCCAGGTCTGTATCCGGCACGTCCAGTTGAATCCGCGCCCCCCCATCACCTGATATGCGTATCCATCCCTGAAGCGGTGGCACAGATGCAGAGAAGACGACCATTGCCTCGCTCTTATCCAATTGCCCCGCCTCCCTGGGCTTCTCCAAAAACACCCCTGTGCCACGTCCTCATGCACGAGCAGGGATAGCTACTCGCCCCCCAGCCACAGACTGGGCAGATATAGTTCTCCCCACACTCACAGCTATACAGCACCTCTGCTGGTTCTGGCCTCGACGGATTCTCGGCCGTCGCTTCCCATTGGGGGTGATGGCACATCTGCTTAGTCTTCACCTAGCACCCCTAGCCAGCTATTTCGTCCAGGAGAACTCCATACGCTTCTGGACTCATCGGCGGCGGCTCTTGGTCATACGCATCAGCCCAAACCTGTATCTGACACATGTAGCCGCCCCAACCCTGCTTTACAGACCAGCGCAAATAGGCACGCATCTTCTTGCGCCACCAGTTGGGTGCAATGCGTCGCGCTGGCCGCAGCATCCTCAGCCACAATCGCCAAAGGCTACGCCTCACCCAGCACCCCTGCGTTAGCTCGCTTACGGGCATTACCCAAAGATTCATAGACCGCGATGCTGTGCGCGGTCCTCTCCTCCGGGGTTCCTCTCTCAGAGAAATCCAACCAGCGAACCTGGCTTTGTCTATCCTTCAGCGCCATACGCTTCACCCAGCACTCCTGTCCATGGTTGCTCTGAGTAGGAATAGTTGTACCTCTCCCGTAGCAACGTCAGGTGTCTGCGCCTTGCGGCCTTAGTGTGCGCCTGGTTGTGATGCTCACGACAGAGACAGATGATGTTCTCCTTGCGCTCACACAGGTGCTTGTTCTTCTTGCCAAACCAAGACTTCGGGATTACGTGGTGAGGGTCGTGTGCTACCCGCCCACAATCCTGGCAGGCCCCTTGGTCACGCTCAACGACCTGCTCACAGATGCTCTTGTCCACAAGACCGATCCTAGACAGGGCAACATCTAAGCGATAGATATGGGCCTGGCACACAATCAAACAGCGATTCTGGCTTTGCGTCGTTCAGCTGCTGCTCGATCTCGATGCAGCCGTCAATCCACTCGTCTTCACCTGAGCCAAAGGCGTAGAGAGTGATGTGCGTGTAGCTGGGCCTCACCTGGTCTACCCACACCAACTCCACGTGGGACTCGACGCGCTCTGTCTCGGTCTCATCAAGCAAGCGCCGCTTCGCTGCCTCAATGAACTCCAGCAGTGGCCCTGGTAGCCTTGTGTCCTTGAGCATATCCGCCACCCCACCGTCTAGCCTAGGTGCTGCTAGCAAGCATCTTCAGCCCCCGCTCATCCTTCCGGGGCTCTTTACCGTCCCACCGACCACCCGTCACGAATGGGCACAGCGGCTAGTTCGTCAGCCCACACTTTCCTTTAGACGATCTACCGCCTTCTGGACAAGTTCCAGCCTGCGGGCCAGGTCTACGACGCGACTGATCCGCGTGTCGAGACGCCTTGGCACATCACCATACTCTGGCACTTTCATCGCCTCTTCGGCTTCCTGATTGAGTCCCAGCATCGCTTCAGTAGGTACCAGTGCAGCATCCGCCTGATTGATGGCCGTGGAAAGCTGCCGATTCTCTTGGCTCGCCGCCTCCCGATAACAGTCTCTCTCGCTCACGTTGCCCCTCCTTCTGTTTCATATCCCACCGTTCGCGCCTTCTGCGGAACAGCCCCCGCCCGCGCCATTCCACTACCGCAGCCCATGTCCACGTGCGGTCCCCTCGTGCCTGGGCCCTGGGCGTGCTAGCCCGCTACCCAGGATTACGGCACTACACTGCAAGCCCCGGACCCTACGATCCCACGGTATCGTCCACCGCCGCCGCCTATTGAGGCGACGTAGGGCTACCCGCGCCTGCTTGCAATCTGATAAGCCCACCGTCATCTCTGTGAGGATGGGCAACCCATACTCTGGTGGCTTGCCCTCCGAGCGGCTAGGGTCATCAGGTCTTACATACCACCAGCAAGCCCCATTTAGTCCCGTGTTCATGAGGCCATACCCAGTAGCAAACCCTTGGATTAGGCCCGGGCCTGGGCATTGGCCAGAGGATATAGGGAAGACCTGACGCATCAGACCTGCCACACGGATGTATCCGAGTTTCGTCCCCTGGCAAACGCAACTACCTGCCAACCCGATTATACCATAATCGATCGGCAATGTCAACCCCCCAGCGCCGGCGGCACACTCCCTATACCGTCCCGTCGCCATGGCAGCAGTTCATGTCGGGAATACTTGTGCGCCGCTTCCAGACCATGCAG